GAACAATACAAACAAAAGCCAGTTGCAATTAATATATAACCTTCGTCACCACCTGTTACTCTGTTTAAGTCAAAACCAGTTTTTATCAAATCTTTTAATGTTGCTTTATCACCACTTGCAACCATAGAACCAAAAAAAGTACAAGTATTTGCAATATTTGCATAATCATAAGCGTCCGATAATATCCGTGCAGCATCATCAGTTGTTGCAACATTATTTGCACCCATTTCTGGTTGTAAAATTGATTTGAATGTTTCTTTATTCATAACTTATGTTTTATCTATTGCACCTTTGCCAGATGATGGCCACCCAAAACGGCATGACCAATATCTCGCTTTATCTCTTGGTCCAGGTGATTGACAATTGTGCCTTGAACGAAATGCTTTTCTACGAGTAGCGTTACTTTTCTTTATACGCATTGTTTTTTCACCGCCTTTTCCTTTATGCCCAAAATTTACTTTAACTATATTTCCGTTTGGTTTTCTTACATAAACAGAAAATTTCTTTGGTCCACCTGGTGTTCTGAATGGTTTACCAAGTGAAACTTTTCTTCCACGGTATTTTGCTTCTGTTAAATTTTCTTTTGTACCGTCACCGAGTTTGAAATATAACTCAACAATTGAATCACTACAATCAGTTGTAAATCCTTCTAATGTATATTGCGGATTTTGAATAGTTTCCTTAACAGTTCTATATCCTCCACCTGCTTTTTTGTATGCTTTTACTAATGCAGCGGAAGCATACGCACTTGGCCATACCTTAAATCTTTTTTTAACACGAGATTTTATACTAGAGTATAATTTCTTGTTAGTTGGTACTGCTTTCTCTACTATTAACTGTTTCATTCTGTTCTCCATTTTCCAACTTTGCAATAAAGTTTTTTCTAAACTCTTCAAATTCCTTTTCTATTTTTTCTAATAATTCATCTTTACTTATTGGAACATTCCATTTTTCAGAATCACCGAAAGAATTAGCAAAATCTACTTTAGACAATTCTTCTGCTACTACATTTTTATCTCTCTCTGCTTCCGCCAACCACGCAATAGCATTTTCTTTTACTTTTCTGTTTTCATATTCATCCCACTTACCTTCTAAGCGATATTTGTGTTCCATGTCAATTACACAGTCAAAACACATTCCATGAATATTTCTCATCTTTTCATCTAATCGCTTTGGCATTGAACAAGTACAAGTTTCTTTTGGACAATTTTTGAATGTAGTTAAATACTGATGTAATTCTTGTTGCCATTGTTTTCCAAGTTTTACTTTGTATCCATTCTTTTGTTCCCATTCATTTCCATCAGAATCAAACCATTTATCACCAACTTTTCTTGTTTCTGTATCTTCTAATTTTTCACCAGCATAGCCAACTTGAACTTTATTCTGACTATCGTGTTCACCTGCAAGAAGTTTTTTAACATCTTGTACATTCTCAATTTTTATTTCCATAACATAACCTTTTATTACTTTATTAACTTTTATCTATGATTTGATAAACTGTTTTTATAAATCTTTTTTTAACTGGATCATTTGGACTATTACCCATTTCCTTGAAAAACCCCTGGTAATATTTTTTTAGTGCGTCTGATGCATCAAGTGGTATTTCATTGTATTGTAACATTTTCAATATTGATTTATCAGTTTCCATTGGAAAATTCGATCTCATTTGTTCTACAAATTCTTCTGCATGAGCACCAATTTCCATAGTATCAGACAAATATGTTTTCCAAAAATTTGGATCATTTTGCGGTAAACGATTATATGATGCCGGATGAATTGTTTGAGAATTAGAAAATTCTTTTACTCTTTGTACATAATGTATCAACTCATGTGCAATAGTAGGTAAAAATACTTTTTTAACAAATTCTTGTATTATAGTATCAACTGAAGTTTCTAGTGTACCACGCTTTGCAAGTTGTATCTTTACAAAGAATGGAACAAATTCAAATGTGAAATATATTATAAATGTTGCTTTATCTAAAAAGTTAGTAGAAGAACCTAATGCAGCACCGCCAGAAAACTCATCACTATTGGTAGAAAATTGTTTGAACTCAGAATTAAATTTTGTATAATTTATTTTATTGTTTAATTCATATTCTGAATCAAAATCGGTATCAAGTAAATGTTCTATTTCCAAAGCGATTCCTGCATTTTCTTCATCTTTATTATTTTTAAAACAATACTGTAAAACTTTTGTTATTTCAGAAAATTTGTTATCAAATCCCCCTGCAACTTCAAGATTAACAGATCGTAACTTAATGCCATTAAAAAATTTATCACCATATTTTTTAACATAGTCTTCGTTTTTAATCCAACGGTTTACAATTGATGTAATATATTGTTCATTTTCAAGTCCAGATTTTACTCTAGGAAGCAAAATACGCTTAAATCCAAGAAAACTTGAATCTAATCGTATTAAATCAGCAATTTCCTTAAAAAGTTCTATGGCAACTGGTTCTATTTCTTTCAATAAACCAGTCGGTAATGTTGCTACTTCATTTATTTGTTCTACTTCTTCTGTTATAACAGATTCATATACTTTATCATATTTAATATCTTCAATAGTTATAGAATCATCATTAAATAATATGTAATCATACCAATTTTTACTAATACCACCATTATCTCGTTTTAATCCATCTATACCATTATTAGATAAAAATGAAGATGCGTTTTTATCACCGCCTAAAATTCTTGATAAAGTTTTATAGAATAAGAAACCACTATAAGCAAACTTAACAACTTCATCATATTTTTTATCATATTCTTTAAGTGCTTCTACAATTTTATTAACTATTTTTTCTTCAACTGGTTTATTACCATCTAGTAAAAATATTTTAGAAAGTTTTACTGTATATAAGTAATCACCATACTCTTCAGTTGGTATTATACTGGAAAAGTAAAGACCATATCCATAATGTTGTCTAATCCCACTTGTGCTAATATTTGACATATTAAACTTGTAAAATTGTTTTGGACTTCTATGATAAGCTATTATTTCTTCTGTTATAACAGATTCAAATACTTTATCCCAAAACTTTCTTGTTATCATGTGAAGTGGTCTTAACTCGCCTTTCTTTTTCTTTTTTACTTCTATCATTTCACCGCGTTTTACATTCATTCTTGCAACAACTGTATTAAAAATCTGAGCATCAAACCAACCAAAAATAGAAATAAAACGAGATTTTAATTCTGTTAGTTTAGCAGTTTTATCACCCAACGCTTTTTGAATATTTTCTTGATTCATTTGTCCAAAGCTGGGTATATTGTAAACAACATGATTTGTAATTACATAATATAAATAAGGATTTTGAATATCTTTATAAGGTAAATTAGAAGACTTATTATACTTAGTTAACCGCTTGAATTCATTTAATTTACCGATATTATCTTTTCCAACGGCGTATATAACTACCGTATGTGTTGGATCGAAGTCTTCTAACAATTCAAGTGGGTTGTAAGGATTTGTTGTTTTAATAACATTCTTTACATTATGACGTTTCATTATAGCGTTTTTTTCTGCAAACGTAAGTGGTTTTCTAATAGCGTCTTGCATATCATCAGTAACAATATACACACTATCTGAACCAAATCTACGGCACAATCTATCATATTCTTCTTTATGGTGCAAAGCCATCGGATTAAAAGTACCTGGATATAAAACAATAATCTGCTTATCTACCAAATCATTTTCATTGAAGATAGCAAGATTCATTTCTTTTATTAGTTGTAATACTTTATTTTTCATCCATTACGCCTCCGGTGGAGTTGGCCATTCTATTGAAAATGGATTTAGTTGTGTTGTTATATCTCTCAATACCTGACGATATACTCTGAACTCTTCTTTTTTTTCAGCAGTTAACGGTGAATCTGAAATTTGTGTCCAATCACTTTCATTTAATTCAATATTTCGTCTTGATCTTATATTATTCCACTGTGACTCAATTATAGTTTGATTTTCTTCATCTGTTAAAGGTCTTACAGTTTGAATTTCAAGTACTTCATCATCAGTAATTTCATAATAAGAACTATCAACTGTATAACCACTTGGTATTGTTGCTCCAACAAATCGGTATGGATACCACCCAAATTGCTTCAATGAATCGGCATCCAATGAATTAAAATTAGATATATTATTCCAATTCATAGGTAAATAACGATTTTCACTTGCAACTATACCGTTTTCTACATACACGTATCTCATTTATAATTCCACTAGTTAGTAAAATGAATCATATATAAATATAAACATTAAACAATTGTCTTTCCATTAAATTCGTCTAACGAATTATACATACCATTTGTATCAAAATTACCATCGATTATTTGATTACATCTTTTCTCGAACAAATCAATATGGTCATTCCATCTACTTTCAAACAAATGATAAATTTTATTTTCGTACAATGTACCTATTCCATAATATCCATAATTGGATAATCTCCAAACACCATCATTCTTTGGAACACCATCGAATTTTGTAGGATAAAGGCAACGGTATCTCTTTCCATAATATTCAGCGGCATAACTTAATTCTTCTGCTGTATCACCTCTTTCCGATGGATACATAGAAGGCATATTTAATTCTTCATAACATTTACGAGACAAAACAAGAAAACATGGTGCAACATAAACATGAGTTTTTGGTAATATATGATTTGAAACTTGAGCAGCACCAACCATTGAATTATTATCAACTGCATATTTTATACAATCATCAATAACTTGTTTATTAAGTGGAACACAGTCCACTTCAAAAAATACATAAACATCGGATATTGTATTACGGCAAACACTTGTCATCCAAACACCTTGATTAACATTCATATTCGTATATTGAATATCAATTCCAAAATGATTAAATACTTTTTTATGTGATTCTAAAATTTTACTATCTACATTATCCCAATGTAAAGTATGGTATGATATTTTCATAGTTATATCTCTATTGAGTTCCACAATTCTTTCCAATCTAAAAAGGCATCTTTTTGTTCATCAAACCCCATATGAAGTGCTAGTGAAGTGATTGGTGTGAACAATTTTGCTTCCCATCTCCAAATATGGTTGATAGTTGTTCCTTCGTGAACTAAATTTCTTTCTCCCCATTCTGTCATGTATTCAGTTGAAAGCATATAGAATCTACTCCAATGTTTTCTAATCAATTCTGGTGAACAAATGAAAACAAAAGTAGAATATTTGTTTGTTCTAAATCTTCTGTTCTTACCGAGAACAATTCTACATTCATCTATGTATTTTGTTTTATAGTTGTCTGGATCATCAAATGGATGAATAGCAACTTCAACACCAAGATTTTTTTTGAATGTTACATAGGAATCGACCATTTCATCTATTGCAGTTGGATAATGTAGATAATCATCTTCTACAAAATAAATTAAATCTGCAGTTGATCTTCTACCCATTTCAAATTGCATATATCCTGAATAATTAAAACCCTTTTCTTCAAGCGGGATATATTCGTATTCATGTTTGGATTTCTTAAATATTTCGTGTATATAATCTATCGTAGATTGAAATGAGTGGTCATCTAACCAAATAAATTTTACTTTACCACCCTCATAATTATCCGCACTATTTACAAGTGAAGTTACACACTTACGAATAAGTGTTTGTTTATCAACACCACAGTATCTAGGTTCTCTTGCAGGATGAATATCTATTAAATCATGTGTTCGTAGTATAATATCTATATTCATAATAACTCATCTTTCTTTGTAAATGCTTCTGTCAGTTTAGTGAGTTCTTTTCTGATTTTAGCGAATGGTTCTTCCCATTCTCCATATTTTTCTTGTCTAAATAATCTAACAGAATCATACCAATGTGAAGTATCACCTGGTACAACCCAAGTATAATAAGGCATGATAGGTGTAACAATCCATGTTGGTATTCCCATAGCAGCAGAAAGGTGTGCGATAGATGTACAAGATGTAATTATGACATCGCAACCTGCAATAATAGAAGCAGTATCGTCCCAAGTCTTCATTTGTTCTCGCATATCACCAAACGGAAGACCATCTACAAGGTTTTCATCTCTTTGTAGTGAGTAAAATGTTGTATTTGGAATATCATGAAGATTAATCATCAATTCCGATGGAAATCTTCTGTGTTGTTCGTCTTCAAATTCAGGTGAACCACTCCAACGAATACCAACCTTCAATGCACCCTTCTTAGAAAACAAATTTCTTTTTTCTTTTGGGAATATAAAAGGTTTTCCATCTAAATCATCCAATCCCATCCCCAAAACATAAGGAGCAGACATTGCTGGAATCCAATAATCATAATGTGCGCACATAATTACTTCATTATCAACACAGATAAAACCGTGACGAGAGAAAATTTCTTTTAATTCTGGTGCACATGATACTAAAACTCTAGCACCCATTTCTTCAAATATCTTAGCGAAACGAAAATTAAGAATTTGGTCTCCATACCCACCTTCGCATCTGAAAAGAAGTGTTTTTCCCACAAGTGGTTCATCCTTCCATATCTTTCCTGATAGTGCTGGAAGACCGAATACATTAATAAATCTACCATAATTGAAATGTTCAAACGCTTTCATCATGTTTCCATGGCGCATTTCATGCCAACCTAAGTTAAACAGAACACGATAGTCTGCTTGTGATTCACTTCTTAAAATTTCTTCACTTAAATTTGGATTACCACCAATAGATGCTTCCAATGCAACATCAAGTGGATGCATTTTATTTTTATCCATAAACAAAACCTTTTATTTTTAATATGTTAACTACAAATATACACTTTTTATAGGTATAAACCAAATATTATTGATACCGCTTTATTAAAATACTTTGTACCTCATCAATTGAAACAGAATGCCAACTGATAGATGTTCCTACTTGAACTGGAGATGATTTATTAAAATTACCGATAGCATCCAAACCTAATTGACCACCCGTATTCAATCCCCAACCCCAAAGAGTTCCATCCGTTTTAATTGCCATGGTAAAAGAAACTCCAGCAGACGATTTGTTCCATGTTGCAAGTGTACCTAATTGAACTGGACTTGATCGATTAGTAACAACCCCAAGACCAAGTTGACCACTATCATTTAACCCCCAAGTCCATAGTGTACCATCTGTTTTAGTTCCAACACTATGGAAGTCACCCGCTTGTACAGTACTCCAATCAGTTAGTGTTCCTACTTGAACTGGAGATGACTTAGGGGAAATCGGTCCACCCGCCCAATCTCCAAGTTGACCAAAACTATTAGCTCCCCACACGTAGAGAGAGCCAGCTGTTGTTATCGCAAGACAATGATTGTACTTCAATGAAATACTACTCCAATTAGTTAGTGTTCCTACTTGAACTGGTGATGATCTGTCAAATGTAGAAGTAACATACCTTCCTAAAGCGTTAACTGATACAGTTCCATTATTACCAGCGGTATATACAATGCCAGATGAATTTAATATTGCACTAACTGCTGCAGTAGCTGAACCAGATACCCAATTAGTTAGTGCTCCTACTTGAACAGGTGATGATCTATTCTGAGAATCACCCAAACCTAACCTACCGTTTACATTAGACCCCCACGCCCATGCAGTACCATCTGTTTTAATTGCGATTGTCTGATTGTTTCCTGCTGATACACTACTCCAATCAGTTAGTGTTCCTACTTGAACAGGAGATGATCGATTAGTAACAACCTCAAGACCAAGTTGACCGGATGAGTTAATACCCCAACCCCAAAGTGTACCATCTGTTTTAATTGCCATAGTATGTGAGTCACCAACTGCAACATTTTTCCATGTTCCAAGTGTTCCCACTTGAACAGGAGATGATCGATTGGTAGCAACCCCAAGACCAAGTTGACCTAATGTATTCAATCCCCAAGTCCAAAGTGTACCATCTGTTTTAATTGATGCACAATGACTGGTGGCGCCCCCTCCATTTGCCGCACACGTTGACCAACCAGTTAGTGTTCCCACTTGAACCGGCGA